TCTCCTCTCTCTTGCTTTCCCCCCGTTCAATGATACACTCAAGAAGATGAAATCAGTGAAAGTAAGAAATCATGACTTGTCACAAGATGCAGTTCTGTCAGCGTTTGGAGCTGGAATGACAGTTCAAGAAGATGCTCCAGGACGACTTCCTCTCATGGATGAAGTGGATGACGCTGCTCTCGCTGCGGCTCGAACCATACCAGTGTTCTCTGGTCTCGCTGTTCTTCTCTTTTGTCTGGGGAAGAATGTGGACACCACATCCCCCTCTGCCTTCACAGATGGACGCCCTGACTCCCTAATTCGGAAATATGGTCTCTCTGATGCAGGGCTACTCTTCTTTCCTGAGAGACAGTTTGGTCCTAGTATGCTAGTGATTGATCAATTTGCTAAGGCTTTTGTTGAGTACCCGGAGGTCAAAGCCACCGTTTCTAGGCTGATGCTTTCCCAGCTTTACAGTGCCAACACCACACCCCCAATGCAGTGCATTCTGACAGCGTTCAAATTGCTCAAGGGGTCTCAACTGGCTCACGCCCAGGCAGTCATAGAATGCTGTATTGCCAATCCCTGGATTGTTAACATACCTGAGCTGAGACCCGATCTAACTGTGTTTAGTGAGGATCTCAGAAAGCTAGCTGGGATGCCCGAAGAATCTAGGTGGTATGTCAAGCTCTTGACCTCCGACAACAATGCCCTTTTTGTCCGCCACAACTTTCGCCGCCTTGCTGCCGTGGCTGTTGATTGGAAGAAGAAGGTTGACCCGACCTTCAAAGCTTATGCTGGTGATGATTCCTCTTACTCGGCTGTGGTTTCCACCTTCAACACCTACCTCAGTGTTGGAATAGTTGGGGCATCCTCTGAGGACGACTTATTCAAGCAGTTGGGCCTTCCAGTCACAAACCTTCCTGAGAAGCGGGAGGTCAAGCCAAGGCATGATACCATTGCTTGATCAGGTCAACAGATGCTGAGTCCTCCTTCAGTGTCTTGAGTTCTTATTTCTTATCTTGCAACCGAACCAGTGAGAACCAACTTCAATAAAGACCATACTCACTTTAGACCTCTAATCGCCTAACACCACTTCACTCCTGACTCCAGCTTACTCAGCCCTACATACAGGCCCCACTAGAGAGATGTCTGACCCTTGGATTCCAGAACTGGATGCCATCAGTCCTGATGTTTTTGAAGTATGGGTACATTGTTCGTGGATGGAAGAGATGGGTGAAAGTACTGCATGTGATTGCTGCAGGTTCCCAGAGGATGCCTGGGATTGTGATGGAAAGCGAGGCCTATACACCAGTTGCTGCTGCTCACTCCTTACGGAGCAGAGGTTAGAGAGATATTATTCGGAGAACTAAGACCCCTGAGAGGAAGTGAGCAAGAAAACTGAGTGCTGCCAGGGGCCCTGGTCTTCAAGGCAGTGAGAACCAATCTTAATAAAGAACAACTCTCAACCATCATATAACCAAACAATGGCAGACTACGACGCAACCCAATCCTCTCCCCACATGGAGCAAGTCATGAAGAACCCTCTCTCCCTTGCAGCAGCTCTCTCCTCCGGTGGCACTGGTAAGCCCAACCCGGCTAGTGATGAAGAAGGGAGAGCCCCGGCTCGGTTGTCCTGGGCTGATGAGGTTAACCAGACCCTGCCCTCTGGAATGCTAGGAGGTGTTAGTCCTGGTGCTCCCTCCAAGAGTCCCGGGGACGTTAACAGAGTCTCTTCAGACTTGAGCAACTATGAGTCAGCTACAGATACGAAGTCGGATACTCATGCTACAGCATACCCAGCCAAAAGGGAGGCTAACTTGACAGGAGAGCTTGTCCTGAGCCCGCCATCTCAAGTCGACCCGACTACCAAGAAAGAGAAAACCGAGCCTCTTCAGGTGAGTGAAGGGGAGCAGCCTACAAAGAGCTTAGAGGCCGCCCCAGTCACCCCTGCTCCAACTGCCCCCACCAAAGCAGTAGCTAAACTGGGAGAGGGTATCACTAAACCACCCACTTCTCGCGAGAAAATTGCAGCCAAGGAGGGAGTGACTCCCAAGAAGCACAAGCCGAAAGTCAGCATGAGTAGCTGGCTGAGCAGCATTGCCTCCTCCTCGAAGGCTGCGGAGGAACCAGAACCTATCCAAACCGCTCAAGAACTCAGTTTTTCTGACGAGGAAGAAGAAGTAGTCACTCCGGCAAGTCCTTCCGGGTCTAAGCTCAAGGTCAAGGTCCCTTCACACGGGGAGTTGCTGAGCGATGATCTCATGGCTGCTATCTCAGTTCTTTCGAGACAAGTGGTGGCACTGACAGACAGGCTCTCGAGACACGAGAGAGAGTGTACAACTGAACATGAGACTCTTCTCCACCGAGCAGAGGGGACATGGTCTGAGTCGGGGAAAGGGAAGAAGAAAGCTGTTCTACCTTCTTCCTCTACCCAAGTAGAGGTAGAAGTCGCTAAGAGCACAGCAGTCGCCGCTCTGAAGTCTATCACAGCAAAGCTCCCGGTGGAGGAGACCGTCAAGTCAGTAACCAGAAGATACATCAGACAATGCTCAACTCTCGGAGGCCCTTCTCTTCTAGCTAAAGCACAAGCGATGATGCTTGAACTTGGAGCTGCAGATGATGCCGAGAGCTACCCGAACTTGCCATCTAGTCCTGACCAAGCTGCAAAGGTCATCAAAACCTCTCCCTTAGCTGCCGCCATTAATCTGATGCTGTGAGCTAACTCACTCACTTGAGTGTAGTCCCTCTCCCGATCTGCTCGCCGGTGTTTTGCTTCCAATCTGTTCTGCAGGTCTTTGCTACTTTCCTTCCTTGGAGCCCAGCACACTTAAAGCTGAGTGAGAACCAACATAAATAAAGCTCTCAACATCAAACTGCCAAACTGTCAAGGTCCCCAAGATGGAGCATCAATTCGAAGATATGTCTCTCTGGAGCGAAGAGGACTCGGGACCCCCCACTCCAGTGCTTAAGCAGAACAGCAAGGAAGAGACTCTGTCCACAAACAACCCTGAGAGAATATTGGAGGATCTTGACAAAATTAATAGACAGATAGAGAGGATGGTCAATGAAGCCGAGTCCCAGGCTACTTCCAAAGCCGGCAACGTCGGGCAAGTCAAAGAGCTCTTCTCTACCATCAGGGAAGCAGATCAAGCATCTACCCGGGCTTGTAACAACCTCAACGCTGCATCCAACATGGTAGCTACGGAAGAGTGGGGGAAACGACTGCTAGCCCCAGAAGGGAGTATCACTGATTCTCCTCCCCCTCCTCGGGTGATCCAGGTGCCAGAGTGGTTAGCTCTGCTACAGCTCTTGGCTGTACAGAAGCCCCATCTCTCCCAACTTGCTGAAGAACTGGAACTTGTCGGCCACGGTTACTATCCCTCAGCACATGAGCATAACGGTCTTGAAGAAGTAGGAAGCTGGCTGACCAGGTTTGTCGGACCTGTTGACATCCAGATCATCACTTCCCGACTATCCCATCTCAAAGACAAGATTGGTCATCGCACTCGAGTTGTCGGGGAAGAAGCAATAGTGGTTTGTGATGAGCTCCCAATCCGTTACTTCCGCTCTAGGGTAGTATCAGTTCTCAAGGACGATTTGGAAACAATCTCCCTGAAGATCATCGCCTCATCGGGAACAGTCCCCCCCCATGCAGCTATCCAGATCGGGAGAGGCATCAATCCATATCACATTCCTTCAATTTCCGGGTTTTGGGAGAAGCTGGTCAGAATTGCTATACGAACAAGACTCAACAAGAAGCCTTGGCAAGCTTAGGGGAATCGCTACCTCAGTGAAGCTTTGCTCAAACCTTCCTCCAGGAAACCAATCGAGAACCAACTTTATGAAAGACCCTCACCCTCCAACACAAGCCAGTCCAAACCCCCGTAGGTAGGTCAACAATGTCTTCTTCAGTCGGCTCTGCTCGGCCCAGTCAGGGGGGGAGGGAACATCGTGACCGGGGACGAATTGTTATACTAGAACTTCAGGTACGTGAGCTCAACACATCGCTTTCAGAGCATCTGAGTATAATCCGCCAGCAGACAGAGGCTATTTCCCGGCTTACTCAGCGTCTTGCCGCTATCGAGGAAGCCTTGAGCCAGTCTCTCTCTCCCGCACAAGGACCCAAACACGGAAAGCACCACAAACACCACTGAACAAAACATCACTCGTCTGGACAGTTAAGAGAGAACCAACTCAATAAAAGAACTCTAGCATCAACCACATATCACTGACATAATGAAGATTACCGAGTCTGTCCTGTCCAGTCCCATCATTCTTGACGAGGCAAAGGAGCTTCTTGCTTACTTACAGGGCACCCTTCCCCCTCCCCCAACAGGATGGAAGGTCCCCAACCGTATTGTGAAGATCTGCAATACAGCTCCAGGCTTGCTTAAGGAGAGCGCAGGTAGTATCGTTGTAGCAGAGCCCTCCTCTTATGATACCTTCTACCACCTCTGTAGAACTGGGCCGTCGGTTGAGTCCCTTCTCAGGGATGGAGTTGATGACACCTCCGTGATGATGAGAGCTATTTCGTCTACTATGGCCGACCTCTGGAGGGAGCAGGAGAATATTCGAGATGGTCCGGTCGGCCTTTGGGAGGAGGTGATGATGGGCTCTGCATCCTCTCTTACAGTCACCCTATTCGGGAGGCTTTCATACTGGCACACTCTTGAGGTTCAAGGGAGCTACCACCTTGCTTCATCCGGGGCTTCCTGGTGTCAGGTGAATGTCGACTCTGACACTTGGTATCTTAATGGGGAATTCGCCTTCTATGAACCAGAGAAGATCAAGGGCATGGAGAAGTGCATGTTTATGCTGACCTGGGATCAAGTGCTCATGTTCAAGGACTTATCAGCTTCTCGCTACATCTGCTCCCATACCATTGACCAGAGAGGGAGCTCAGCACTTGGCAGTCTCTCCTCCGAGGAGTTCATGTGGGTGTTGGACTGGCAAGAGCAGTGCATTAAGGAGATGGGCAATGATGGGTTTGGCATCGTCAAAAGCATTGAATCCCTTAGCAAGGCAGCAATTTTTGAGGGAGTGGAAGACATGCTGGAAGACGATCTTGCTCCCCTCCAATCCATGATCTCAAAAATCCATCTTAAGGAGCAAGCCATTAGCGGCTCTAACAAAATGTCAAATCTCATATCTGTGTTCCTTCAGGAGAGGCTGACACGAACAAGAGCGCTGGCTGATACATTTGGTCTTATGAAACTCAGCGGTCATCCCGTGGTGTATCCAAGAGAAGGAGCCCTTAAGGTGAAGTGCATTGCAACAGAGGATCTTGATATCTCTCTGGAAGACTGTCTAGATGTGAGAAGACATTTCTGTCATATGTTCAGCAGGGGGTTCTTAGAGAAACAAGGGAGGTTACCAAAGCTCTCCTTCCTCCGGAAAGAGGGCTGTACAGAAGTTTCCAGCTTAGAGGAGCTTTACAGATCTCCCCTCCCCAAGCTCAACATCACTGCAGACAACTACCGCCTGGGTGACTGGGACTCTGTGAGATTCTGTCAGGAATATCTCTTTGATGAGGGAGAAGACTTTCTTGAGCTCGTCTCTGACAAAGCCCTGTCATCCCTCCGAAGTGAGATTTGGGAAACGTGGAAGGACAGGATTGAAGAGAAGGTCCCACAACTGACGACCTCTAGGAGGGCTCTGCTTGAACTCCTGGATCGAGAGGAGTTTTCAGTGGCTGAGATTGTTTTCAGAGTATCTCAAAGGGACATACCCGCTGACTGGATGATTGTTTGCATATTCCCCAAAGAGAGGGAGATGAAGCCAGACCCTCGAATGTTTGCAATGATGGTATTAGAGATGAGAACATTCTTTGTTGCCATCGAACACAATCTTGCTGACGGGATCTTCCAGCATCTCCCCCAACAAACTATGACAATGAGTCGGAATGATCTCCAACTTCGCTTTTTGGAGCTATCAAAGGGACACACTCTCCAAGAGGATCCGTTTTGGACAGTCTACTTTGAACTAGATTTTACCTCATGGAACAACTTCATGAGGAAGAAGACAGTGAACCCGATTGCAAGAGACTTTAACGATCTCTATGGGAAATTGGGTGTTTTCGATTATATACATGAATTCTTCTCTCAGTGCCTGATAGTCCTCCGTCATCCAGCTTACCCACCCCAAGAAGCTGTACGGGTGGGTGAAGACCCGTCAGACCCCAGCATATGCTGGGGAGGAGAATTCAGCAATGATGAACATCAGGGAGGACTGGAAGGCATCTTCCAGAAGGGGTGGACAGCTTTCACTCTCCCCATGGTCCTTCGTTCTTTCTACCGCCACGGGGTTGAGACTGAACTTATGGGTCAGGCTGACAACCAGGTACCAGTGGCCCGCCTGCCGAAGTCCAGGTACCCAGGAAGGAAGGAGGTTTCTGCCTTTGTCAGAGCAGTTCTCCTTGATATAGAGAGGGACTGTAAGAGCGTTGGCCATATTATCAAGCCTGAGGAGTGTCTGGTATCAACGAAGGGGTTCACCTATGGGAAGGAGCTGGTCATTAATGGTGGATATCTCTCTACTACCCTCAAGGGCCTGTCGAGGATTTTCCCAAATCGCACTCAAGATGCTCCAACAACCATCTCTGCAGTTGCCAGTATCTGGTCAGGGGGGCTAGCTGCTGTAGAGAGATCGGACAATATCCCTCTTTGTCTCTCAATGACTCTTCTCATGACATCAATAACGCTCCGGAGAGAAATGGCATTTTCCTCCCTACATGGTCCCGGGATCGGAAACCCCTTCTTATGGGGCATCATGCAGCCACGCCAACGTCAAGAACTTATCTTCCTTATCAGCTTGGTTCCACAATCGCTAGGAGGGATCATTCCGGGGTCATTTCTAAGCTTTCTCTACAAGGGATCCGCCGATCCTACCGTTGCGGCCTATACATCACTTTGCAGTCTTTCTAATTATGTCCCGAATATCTCTAGAGCTTGTGAGTGGATCAGATCAGGAGTTGGGATGAGCAGTCATCCTGATATTGGGTCACTACTGGAGGATCGACTCACTTCCAATAAATAAGACTCGAGATCCTACATCAGCGATGCGCAAAGTTGTGGCTCAAGAGCTCCCCAAAATCACAAGCAACATAACTATTCTTCAAATTTT